CCGGAGTTCATCGCAGAGATTACATCGGTGTTACCACCTTTAACCGCATCGATGAGAGCTTGATTACCAGTGGCCATAGCAGCCTGAAGCGCTGCGCTACTTGTGGCAACCTGTGTTCCAACACCTTGTGTGGCTGCAGTGTTATTAGCTAACTGTTGGGCTAATGTAGAGTTACCATTGTTAAGTGCATTAATAACATCAGAGTTACCACCCTTAACTGCATCAATAAGGGCCTGGTTACCTGTTGCCATTGCCGCTTGTAATGCTGAGCTGCTAGCAGAAACTTGAGTGCCCACTGCTTGAGTTGCTGCTGTAGAAGCCGCAATTTGTTGTGCGAGTGCGGTGTTACCCGAATTAAGAGCACTAATAACGCTACTATTACCACTTTGTACAGCGCTAATAAGAGTTTGATTACCGGTAGCCATAGCAGCTTGTAGTGCGGAACTACTTGCGGCAACTTGACTTTGAACAGCTTGTGTGGCTGTGGTAGAAGCAGCAATTTGTGAGGCTAATGTGGTGTTACCGCTATTAAGTGCACTGATAACAGATTGGTTACCGTTTTGTACTGCACTAATTAAAGACTGGTTGCCCGTAGCCATAGCAGCTTGTAATGCAGCGCTGCTCGCAGCAACTTGAGAACCAACAGCTTGAGTCGCAGCAGTTCCAGCAGCAATAGACTGAGCTAGCGTGGTATTACCGGTATTAAGCGCGTTAATTACATCTTTGTTACCGCCAGAAACAGCATCAATAATTGTTTGGTTGCCAGTGGTTATAGCGGAAGCTAAGGTGGTATTGTTTGCGTTTAATGCAGTGATAACATCTTTATTGCCACCTTGAACCGCAGAAATAAGTGTTTGATTACCAGAAGCATATGCGGCAGCTAATGCTGTGTTACCAGTATTTAGAGCGGTAATAACGTCTTTGTTACCGTTTTGAACCGCACTAACAACACTTTGATTTCCGCCACTAATAGCAGCAGCTAAAGTTGTATTACCGGTATTAACTGCATTAACTACGTTAGAATCACCGTTTTGTACTGCGTTGACAATGCTCTGATTGCCAGTTGCAATAGCATTTGCAAGGGATGTATTACCGGAATTAAACGCATTAATTACATTTGTATTACCACTTTGAACCGCGCTAATCAAGGTTTGATTACCTGTTGTAATTGCGGTAGCTAACGTGGTGTTTCCAGAGTTAATGGCATTAATAACACCAGTGTTACCACCTTTAACAGCATCAATCAAGGTTTGGTTCCCAGTGGCCATTGCTGTTTGCAATGCTTGAGTTTGATTAGAAATAGCTGATTGAGTCTGTGTTCCGGAAGCAACAATTTGCTGTGCCAACGTAGTATTGCCGCTATTAAGTGCGCTAATAACACTTTGGTTGCCGCTTTGTACTGCACTTACAATACTTTGATCGCCAGTAGCCATTGCGGTTTGCAATGCAGTAATAGAAGCTTGTGTTTGGCTTGAACCAGTTGCAATGCTTTGTGCTAGTGTAGTATTTCCTTGATTTAATGCAGTAATAACACTTTGGTTACCACTTTGCACGGCGTTTACGATAGAGGAGTTGCCTGTAACAATGGCGCTTGCCAAAGCAGTGTTGCCAGTGTTTAATGCTTTTATAACATTAGTATCGCCGGATTGTACAGCACTAATAATTCCTTGGTTGCCAGATGCAACTGCATTTTGTAGGGCAGTAACTTGATCAGCTGATGCGCTAGTTCCGCTTACTGCTCCGCCCAATGACTGTACTGCTGAAGTAATAGCCATTGATGTTTGCAAGTTTTGTAATTGACTTGTTACAGCAGTTAATTGACTTTGCAAAGAAGTAGCTGTAGCAGAACCTGGGGCAGCAACAGCCAATTGCTGTTGAATTGAAGACTGTTTAGCTGTTAACCCTTGTGCCAACAATTGATTTGTTGTCGGTGCTATGGCGTTAACTCCCAGCCCTTGCAATTGAGTAGCAATATCAGATAGCTTAGTCTGTTGAGCTGCTACTGTTGGGTCAAACGGATTGTTGGCTAATTTAGTAGCAATATCTGTAGCTAAATTAGCTTGCTGTATGTTTAAGTTTTGTACTACGCCTTTGTTATAAACACCTGTTGCATCTAACGCTGGTGGAATACCGGCTGTTTGTAACTGGGAATATAATCCTGCGTACTGAGACTGCAATACTGCAAGGCTAGGATCCGATGGATTAGCTGCGGCCATCGCAATAATCTGAGACTGCAATGCAGACTGCTGATTAGATACGGTCTGAACTTGCGCCTGATTTTGAGTCTGAATATATTGCGATTGAGTAAGTTGCGACTGCAAATTAGCAATAGTTGTTGTGGGCGCATTTGAACTTTGCGCTTGTTGTAATTGAGACTGCAAATTAGCAACAGTAGCTGCTGCAATAGCTAATGACTGCAAAGGCAATTGCGAACCAGGATTTTGTTGATACTGATTATTCACAGCAGTTTGTGCAGTTTGATAAGAAGAAGCCAACTGGTTAATTTGACTTTGTGCAGTAGCAATTGCTGTTGAATTATTTGCTTGCGTAGCTTGAACAGACGATATATTACTTGTTCCAAAAATCATATTCGATAGAATAGCTGATTTTGTTGCGGTATCTGTTACCGAATTTAAAATTCCTACAGTACCTGCTGTTCCAGTATCAATTGATGGCGAATAATATTTATTAGTCGTTTCGTTATAAATAGCACCCGGAGTTCCGCTTTGAACTTCAACCAATTTATCCATTGGGGGATTGGCAGATGTTTCCGCCTGCTTAATTAGGTCCATTGTAGCAGGGGCGTTAATTGGTGCTACAGGGGTTGTAATTCTTGAAACTTGAGAAACCAAATTAGCGGGATCATTTATATTTATTTGACCGGTTACTTGCGCTTGGTTTAAAATGCTTGCAGCAAGTGCGGTATCATCTGGACCAACCCAATTAGCTAATTGTGCTTGTGCGTTTGGATCACCAGCAATAAATTTAGTGGCCCAACCCGATGCTTCAGAACCCAAAGCAATAACCCCACCAACTACGCTAGTCAAACCAAGATTATTTAAGCCAGCCATAACACTTTTAACTGCGTCGGCTCCTGGAGCACTTGCTATAAATTTAGCAAAATCAGTTACTGCTGCTGTAACCATTTGTGATGAAGACATAGTAGCAGCTACTGCACCAACTCCATATACTGATATGTCTTTAGCTGCAACTGAAGAAGACCCGGTGTTAAGGGACCCGTCTGAATTTGTACCAAATTGTAAAACACCACCAACAGCAACATTGTTATTATTTGGTGTTGCAGCAGTACTAACTAATGCTCCCGATGTCAACGCAGTAATAATTGTTTTTCCATCATTTGAAACAACAATGCCGTCATTAGATGGAAGATTTCCGTAAATACTTTTAATTGCGCTTTGACCTGAAGAAGTTTCCCCGGTTAATGCAGATATTTTTGTTTGTGCTTCTGTTACCGCTTTTAACTTCTGTGCTGCAGCATCTTCCTCAAAAGAAGTTGCGGCAGCTGGATTTTGGTTAATTGCAGTTAATTTGTCTTGTGCAGCTTGATCTGTTGTATTTAATGTTGCTTGAGCAGCTTTTACTGCAGCAGCTTGTGGATCTACAATAGAAATAAAATTATTTATTTTTGTATTGTAGTCTGTAATAGATGTATTTAACGTAGAAGTTAAAGCATTTGCATTGGTAATTGCTGCGTCTGTTGTTTTTGCTAAATCATTATATTGAGTTATCAATGGGCTAGCTACATTAATTGCACTTTGTAATTTGGGAACTAAATTATTATTGTAATCTGATGTTGAACTATTAATTTTGTTTAATAACGCAACACCATCACTTGCTTGTTGTGCTCCCAAACTCATTGAGTTATATTGAGACGTCAAAGAATCAATTTGCGATTTTGCTGTATCTACCGCAGATTTTGCGGAAATGTATGAATCTTGTACTGGTTGAATTTTAGTCCATACTGTATCTAGCTGTTGCTTATAATCAAGAGCATTGTTATACGCTGTTTGTTGATCTATTTGTTTGCTAGTAATATCATTTTGCATTGATTTCCAATCGGGTTGATTGTCAATCGTTTTTTGCAGAAGCGTTTGAGCGTCTCCGACGCTGTTAAGAGCTGTTGTCAATCCAGTTCTAAGCGATGCTAATACAAAAGCTGTTCTTGGATCTTTACCAGTTATTGCTGCTTGAATGGCTGAACCAGCGCCAGCGCCAATAACAGAAGACGCTATTTTAGTTAGTGTATCTTGTGGCAGATTTAAGTTAGCTAGAGTCTGCATTGTTCCCGCGGTTAGCGCTGCAGTTGTTGCTCCAGACGCTGCAGCAGCTCCAATAGAAGTGCCCGTAATTGCCGCATAAGCGGCAGCTCCAGCAGCACCGCCCAAAGCACTAGCTGCAATTTTACCCAATGCCGCACTACCTAATGAGCTAGTCAAGGAGGGCATTGTGGCAGTTGTTATACCAGATGTAGCACCAGCAGAAACACCAGCAATAAGCGCGGCTCTTGCAATTTGGTTTACATCGCCACCATTAAGCGCTGTAACAGCTGAACTAACAATAGCCATCTGAGCTGCTGACCCAAGGCCAGCTGCAACTGCGGCACCACTTGTACCAACAGCTGTTGCTAAAGAGGCTGTATAAGCTGCAGTACTTGCTGCCGCAGCAGCTGATGCACTTGCCCCGCCAGCTATTGCTGCGGCGCTTGCTGTTTCTCCAACAGCTGCAGCTGCGGCAATAGCTTCTGCTGTTGCCATTGATTCTAAAACTGCAGCAGCTATAAAAGAGGCGGCACCAGCGGTTACAACTGTTAGCGCAATAGTAGCAATAATTGGGATTGGGTTTTTTGCAACGGATTGAGCTACATTGCTAATTGCAGGACCCGGATCAATAGATGCTAACGCATGCCCTAACGAAGGACCCGGATCAACAGATGCAAGCGTTTTACCAATAGCGGGGCCAGGATCAACACTGGCTAACATATTGCCAGCCGCTTGGAATGGGTCAAAACCTCCGCCGTTGCACATTAAATATGTACCTCTACACCGTAGTTACCGCCACCTGTTGGTTTGTATGTTAAATTCAATCCGGCTTCTTCCGCTAGTTTAATTAAGGCAAATCTATTTACACCAAATCTAACTTTTTTAAAGCCACCAACTTTCATGGCTTTTTCAAACTGTTTAAAACTGTCTATTAATTTATGAAGCGAATCGCCCATAAAAAACATGCCGTCTGCGGTGCCATCTTTGTTATTAACAATAAAAAGAAGCGTATTATTAGCTCGCAGCACTCGACATTCCGGTTTTTTACACGCTTCAACCAACCTAAAATAGTACTCAGTCGGGTCCATACCATGGCCCATCATTTTGCAACCCCTTTGGACGATCTCATACGGCGTCATTTCCTTTTCATGGGGACGCTTTTTGTGCTCATTTTTAAGGATTTTTTTATCTGGCATAGGTTTGTTCTCTACATATACTAATGCAAAAAAGCGATGTTTTCCGCCCTATTTATCGACTTGGGCCGTTAATTAGTTGGGTAAAGGCAGAGGCCCATTCTTGCCAGTTTTCGTATCTATCCGGATTCGGCAGTGAGTATGTTGCAAAGGTAGATAACTGGATGACATTAGAAGCTGTATCTCTCCAATTTAGCTCATTACTATAAGGAATCGGCTCCTCCCCATAGTACATGATTAAGTTACCATTCCAAGATTCCCAATCAGAAAACGCAGGAGAAAATGGAAAGAAATTTTGGATAGACATTACGGTCTTTCGTCGCCGTACTCTGCCGTTATTAGGTTACGGCCCATCTCGTAGTTGCCGTTAATTATGTTAGACTCAAACTTTAAACGAATCAAACGGTGCTCAACACGAAGATCAATTTTACCAGTGTTTTGGTCAAAGTAATACGGCCCAGAGTTTTCTTCTTGTTGGCCACCAGCAAACTTACGACCCAAAATAGTCATGGCCATAATACCATTTTGAACAAAGTTTGGCTCAACACGTCGAAGGTGCATACGGCGGTTAATACCTGTAAGAGAGTTTTGGCTTGGGTTACCGGTTAGCCAGCTAATGTCGCTAGTGGTAATACTAGAATAAACAGCCTGTTCGCCATTTAATCCTGCTTGATTTAGGCCAAACTCATGTTGCCAAATATTATAACCACCGTTAACCACATAAACATAATCTGATGGAGACACAGCTGGATTAAAATCTTCACTACAGGTAACTAACGTAACACCCGGTGTACCAATGGTAGTGTTATAGATGTGCTCGCTAGTTGTAATTAGATAGGTCTTATTAAAACTATTGACAGTGGTAAACGATACATAATCACCAGGGCTAAATGTTGGTGTTAGATCGCCCGGTAAATAAAATTGATTGGGTCCTGCGGGCGGCAAACTGGCTGGGTTAGTAATAATAACGTACGGAAAACTAAATATTGGATTATAGTTCCAATCAGCCCAAATTGGTGTTGGGAAAATCTCTGTGGTGTAGCCACAAGATCTTTGCGCACCAATGGCTTGACCGGCGTCGTACCACAGGTCATCCTTGACGTTGTAAATGATTGCGTCGGTACACTCAGTAGCTGTACCGCGGGGATAAAAGAACCAAATCTCATTGTAACGTGGAACCTTAGTGGCCCATACTTTTTGGCGTTGCTCGTAATTAAGATTATTAAATAACCAATTTACGTTTTTATCGTTTGGTAATACTTTTACACCGCCGTTGTATAAATAGAACCTATCAATTCCCATCCAGAAATATATGCCATCCATCTCCACCACGGAGTTAGACGACATGATAGAGATTTGGTTTGTAACAATATCATAGGACCAATAAATTTGAGTAGCCTGTGAATTAAACGATACGCGAATTAAACTGTCCGTTGCCCAGAATAAACCAGATGGTGCGTTTGTACCGCCCCTGGTTGGCATGCCCTTAACAATTTTGGATGCTGCAACGTTTGTTTGGTTGGCAAATGTACCATTCCAATCATAAAAATTTTGCTTATAGTAGTTTGTAAGATCTACATTATTATTTGCTAAAAATCCGTGTGATCCATATACAAAAATAAATGGGTACAGGACACAGACGCCACCATCTACGGAGATTGGTTTATATGTTGGGTTTTGACCTTCACTATCAGATAGTCCGGTAAAGTTCCATGCGTCGTTAGAATCTGGGGTGATTTGACCAACCAGTACCTGGCTAGGTACACCATTATCAATATTAATTAAGTTATAACCAGGATGTGCAAACAATGATAAATCGCCACCTTGCGGACTAAACTGAGCATCAAATTGCCAGCAGATACGGTACGGGCCATCCTCCGGGTCCGGTACAAAGCAGGGGTTGGCCACCCATGCCTTAGTAATGGGGCTTGCATAGGCGGGGGAGAACACAACCACGGTATTGGTACCACCAAAAGTTGCGGTAGATACCGTGGAAATAGCTGGGCTGGTTGATTGAGCAAATAGCACCGGCGTTGCTGGTGGAAACACACCCGTTACATCACCAACAACGGTAAATGAGGTTGTTGTGTATGACAGTACATTGGCGTAGGTTGTACCAAGCAGTGTATTAGCTACGTAGGGGCCGCTACCTGTTGCAAACGTAATACCAGTAGTAAAAACGTTTAGCTCTTCATAATTACCCGCGAAAATATAGTTAACGCCATTGTATGGTTGTGATATTAACCCACGGTAGATACCAGTTAAACTATTAAATATGGAGCGATAACCACCAATTTTCTTAGGATCGCCACGTTGAAAACGACACCATACACCGTCCGTGTACTGGTCGTTTTGAAAGATGGTGCCATCACGTTTTATTCCTGCCGGAATAGCCAGAGAATAAATTTGTGTGTATTGTGATGTATCCTGTCGCTGGTTATCAGCAGCCATTAGTACGTCCCGCCGTTAATTAACCCCGCTGATACGCGCCCAGTGATGGTTGTTAATGGGTTTAAAGTGTCGGAGTTATTAATATAAATCATCTGGGTACCGTTTGCGGATAATCCCAAAATACCGGGGCCGCCTAAGTACAGACCAGTTGTGACGTCGTTATTAAACGAATACGATGGCGCACCAGCGGTTCCGTCGGCTGCGTAGAACAAACCTGTGGAGCTTTGTGTTAGTGGGTATAAGTTTACACCATCACTAAGAACCGTAAATACGTTACCAGTTGATAGAATTAATGGGGGCTGACTGCTACCCTCATTTTGGAAAGTAATATTATAACCAGACTGATTAGTATTATTAACCAAGATGTAGATCTGGGTAATTGCCGGTAATGTTACGGCCAGGGTTGTAGTACGTGTTCCAGATTGCGCAATATATGTCTGAATAATTGGGGCATAAGACGCTAGGTTTAGTGTACTTCCGGGTATAGCATCAACGTCATAGGTAGCAGCGGTAAAGCTCGCGCTAGCTGCGGCGGTTAAACCTACAGTATAAAAGTTTTGAGTGCTAACATCATAAAACACAAAACCAGAGTCGCCAGGGTTTGCAGTAATAGATATTTGATTGTTAATTAATGACGGTGTTACTGTGTTGATGTTTAACGCACCAGTTCCACTATTTCTAAATCCAATATACCAACCGGTTGTGAGGGTTGAGTATACAGGTAAGTTTAAGTTACCTGTACCGGCGTTCCACACGAACGTAGCGGCACGGCTTCCGTCGTTAATGGTCGGTGTTGAGGTAATATTAACAGTATTTTGTGTTGTTACTAACTTACCATTTAGCGCAGCAAGGCCATTGCCGTATAGCGTTGAGGCATCAGCGTAGGATGTGCCAGCACCAAAGGTAACGTTGTTCCAGATACCTGCCTGTGTGGTGTTATCAATTAAGTAAAAGTACTTAGAGAGACCGGGAGCTATTGTTACCGATGTTGAGTTTGTGTTATCAACAATGGTGAACTCAAACGCGCCTAAGTTTCTAAAAAGAATATCAGCGCCAAGGGTGCCTTGATTGGCCGCTGGTAACATCACAACCAAACCTGTTGAGGACGCTACGCAGTCAATAATACGGGCAGCCGGTGGCTGTGAACCATTAACAGTAGATGGCCAAAAAAGTTCTTGGTCTGAACTAAACGCTAGCGGGTAGTATGATACGTCGGTTGGTGTTACGACGGTGCCTGTAAACGGCGAGGTATAAACTGGGGTTGTCATGTTTTAAGGTTCCTGAACCGTAACGTTGCGGTCAATACGACGTGAGTTATCTTCTTTTTTAAGCGCAGTAATCGCGTCTGTGTAATAGCTTTTCCAAACCGGCAGCTTATCTAGGGCCTTTAGGTAGCCCTGTGCCTGTAATAGCGCACCGTATAACATGGCCTGTGGTGCAATGGCCGTCCACAAATTTTGTTGATTTACTGCATCTAACGGCTGAATCTCGGCGTAATAAATAATTTCTACTGGGTAGTCTTGATCTGGACGTGGCGCAAAGTTCCAGTTGCTGTAGTCATAGTCTGCGTAATATTTTGGAATGCCCGGGTTAGACTCGGACAGATACTGTGCCACATAGTCCTGACTACGTAACAAGATTGGTGCACCATTTACTTTCATCGAGACAGTCTTACGCCAGCGGGAGGGTTTGTTAAGCACCTCTTGATTTTGTGCTAAGTTGGTCTCTACAACAATCAACTGCATGTATGTCTTTAACTCTGCGGCAATGGATGACTCAGCCAACGCAATTAAGTTAGGAATTTGCGCTATGAAGTCTGGATCATTACGCTCCATGTATTGCTGGATGTTAAGCACCAGCGAGTCATAAGTCATTATTACGCTCATCGTGTGTAGTAGCTTATGTTAGGTTGGAAGTAAATTGGTGACTTGTCGCGCTCTTCTTGAGCTGCATCGTATTCAAGCTTAGTAGCTTGAGCTTCCAAATACTGTATACGCGCTAAGTCAATATCTGTTAACTGCATGGATAATCTATGTGATAACAATGCTTGAACAGCACTAACCCAGCGATTTGGCAAATAGAGTTCGTTAGTCAATGTACCGACGTCTTGCATTTCTTTTTCAAGTACAAGCTGAAACACCTGATAGTTATTGTTTGGTACTGGCCACATATACATTGAAGGGTCAATGGTGCGGTCATACCAGTATTGCAATGAACGTACGCTAGGGAACTGTTTATTAGGGAGGTTCCAATAGTCATCGCGGTTTAAACGTGCTAGTGGAATTACTTGCTGACTTTGTGCAAACTGAATAGCGCGTAATGAAAATGTATTTAATGTATCACGATTCTTGATACGGAAAAAACTAAACTGTTGCGTAGCATTGATAGTAAAATATGCCCATTCACGATCAACTAATGTAGTAGACGGGAATGACTCCCATACGTCCCAGGTAATGCCATCGTTGCTAACCTCAAAGTCTAGGTCATACGTAGCTCCGGAGGTATTGGGGCAGTAAGCATTAAAACCTACGTAGAAAATACGTGTTTGTGGGTTGTATCCAGCCCCAAACCAATTCTCAGATAGTGTGGATGTGGCGTGTAGGTTAAGATCTGCGTTAGTACTTTGATCAAACAAAGTGTATGCAGCTACGTTAGACATTGGTAATGCGGCGGTAATTTGTGGGTTTACAATGTATACCCAGTTTGCCTCGCGTACGTCAATGGTGCCAGGTGGCAGTGTAATGGATTGCTGATTAGTCTGTGCACCCATGACAAAGTTTTCAAGTAACCATAAGTTTACACCACGGTTTGACATGTTCATCAGAATATAAAAAAGCGCTTGTTTAGCCGCTTCAATATATTCTGGTGTAATTTCTTCCGCTGTTTTCCCTGCGTCACGGTACGCATAGGAAATCATTTGATCTACATTGATCTTAGTTTGGTTGGTGGTACCAGAGTAGGCCATATTATCGACCTCGGCCAGCGGCTCGCTTAGTTACTTTTTGTGGAAGGTTTGGTTTTGCTTTGCCAGCCTTGACAAACTCTTTGCCAACCTTTTTAGGAATGCCAAGGGTTGATTTACCCTCGGCTGCGGCGTACATAGCGCCTAGTTGCGCTTTTGACTTAATCGGCATGTTAGCACTTCCCTTTAGCTTTACCGCCCTTTTTCATACCACCGGGTACTGGAGGGTTTTGTGCTCCTGCCGCTGGTGCACCTGCACCTGCGTTAATACCTGGGTTTGGCATAGGGGCGGGAACTGCACCAGATGGCGCCGCAACAGGGGCTGCTGGAGCAGCTGCTGGGGGTGTTAAGCCGGCAGCAGCTGGGCTTTGACTAATTAATTCGCCTTGTTGCCCTTTACCTAGATATTTTTGAGCACGTGCCATTTTTTCAATTGCGCGTTGCTCTTCTAATTCTTTCATTGTTAACTTACCAGTTAACTTACCGGCTTTCATCTTCTTTACAGACTTACCACCACAAAACTTAGCAGGTGTGTTCTTTAAAATCACAGCTGCTTTAGAGGAAGCGTCTGCCTTGCCGGCTTTAATATCTTTTACTTTTTCAATGGCATCAAGGTCGCCAGCTTTTTTCTTAGCTTCGTAAACGTTAGTAACGTTACCACCAGCTTTGTACTTATTTACAGTACCAACAGCTTTCTTAGCGCGGCCACCTTTACGTAACTTAGATAGGTCGGTCTTCTCACCAGAATGTTCCTGTTTATCATGGATAGCCATTGCTTTTTTAACAATTTTTTTGTCCTGTGCAATATCCGCGGCGTCTGTTTCTTTACGGTCTCGTTTAGTAAATGCTTTTACTGTGCCGCCTTCTTTAAAGTGCTGCATCTTAGGGATTGTTTTAAAGCCTTCCATGGTATTTCCTCGAGGTTATTATATTGTTAAAGGGATAAATGGCCTATTTATCCTATATCTACTAATGCAAAAAATGAAGGTTTTACGCCCTAAATACTAGATAAAAACAGGGCTCTTTCGCGTTTACGACGATTTACTAGCACCTCTGGTTTATTCCACATCAAGATGGCATCGGCGGCGCCTTTTAGATCATTCTCATTAATCTTCTTGACCACGGTGGATTTACGGAAGTTAGTCTCTCCAATGTTAAAGCAGAGGCTGTACAGGGCGTCAAATTGGTTCTGGGTAAGGCTAACCCTTACCGAGCTCTCAACGGCCTCGCTACACCACCTTAAATCGCTTCTCAAGAGCTCTTTTACCTGTTCGTCTGTTAACGTTGTGTTAATCAGATGTTGCTCAGATTCTTTAATGAGGTGGCCAACGCCAATGGTCCAAAGCCCTTTGGAGTCCCTATATGCTTTATTACGGGCGCCTTCCTCTTTTTCAATAAAGGCCAGGGTGGATCCC